GTCCTGTAATCGAAGCAATGGAAAGAGGAGCTGTTCTTCTTTTAGATGAGATTGACCTTGCGTCTAATAAGATTATGTGTTTACAACCAATCTTAGAAGGCTCTGGTGTCTTTGTTAAAAAGATTAACAGATTTGTAAAACCTGCTGATGGTTTCAATGTTGTTGCTACTGCCAATACAAAAGGTCAAGGTAGTGATGACGGTAAATTTATCGGTACGAATGTTCTTAACGAAGCGTTCTTGGAAAGATTTCCAATTACCTTTGAACAAAGTTACCCTAAACCTGCTGTAGAGGAAAAAATCCTTGTACAGACTCTTAAAAAGTCTGGTAAATCAGACAAAGAGTTTTGTAAGAAGTTGGTAACATGGGCTGATGTAATCAGAAAAACCTACTTTGATGGTGGTGTTGATGAGATTATATCAACTAGAAGACTCGTACACATTATCCAAGCTTATGCAATCTTTGGTAAAAAGATGAAAGCTGTTGAGGTCTGTACTAACAGATTTGATAATGATACAAAGAATTCATTTATGGAGTTGTACACGAAAGTGGACGCTGGTGCTTCTGCTGAACAGATTGCTGAACAGCAGAGACAAGCGGATATATCTTCACAAATGGATGACAATGATAGTGAGTCAGATGACGATAGCGCCATCTAAATCTATCAATCATAGTGTAAGTCCTTGGTGGAGGGGTAGTGCCCTCCACCTTTTTTACACTATCAGGAAAGGAGGTAATAAATTTTGAGTATAGAGGTTCAAGTTAGAGGCGGCAATTTAGAAAAAGCCATGCGTGTCTTAAAGAAAAAAGTTATGAAGGAAGGCATTGTAAAAGAGATTAAAAGGCGACAATTTTACATGAAGCCATCTGAAGTTAAAAGAGAAGCCAAAAAAGAAGGCATTAAAAACTTCAAAAAGAAAATGGCTAAGTTGGAGCGACAAAGAGGTTATTAGTATTCCATGCCTGTGCTTATATTAATGATAAATAGTGATACCAGGCAATTCGTAAGACCTGGGGCGTGGAGGGTAGCTTGACCCATGCAGAAGCAAAATTACAAGCCGCAGTTGGTGGTCTGTCGAGAAAAAAACCACCACCTTATTCGGGCTCATTGGTCTTTGAGGTTATGCTCGCCGTATAAAGAGTTAGTGTAATGGGGGTGAGACCTACCCCAGCCCAAAAAAATTCAGATGTAGCGAGAGTGAACCTGAATAGTGGATTGTTTCAGCATTTGCGCTTAGTTTCGCACCACTTTAAACAAACAAACTAAAGCTGCGGCTCGTTTTTTAGGCATTTTTTTATAGCCTTGTATGCAAAAAAATGCCTATATAATATAGAAGTTGGCCAATAGGTTACATTTGGTTCCTGTGTTGACTTCAAGAAAAAGGAAAATATAATGTTAAATACAAAAAAACTAACCAGGATTCTAATTGCTTCTCCTGGTTCAAAACACATAGAAGCAAAAATCATAGAAACAAAAAAGATATATGTACCTAAGAATGTTAAGGGTAAAACTATTAATAGAGCTAGGAAAAAATATCTTAATCAAGACCATATTAATAAATTAGCAGTATCTCTAAAAGAGATTGACTATTCTAAAAGACCACCTATTGTTGTGAAAAAAAATCAATGGGTAGATGGTATCTTTTATGAATATGAATTAATTTGTGGCGCTCATAGATTTTCAGCATTTGAAAAAATGGGTGTTACTGAATGGATATTTGATGTTTATGAATTAGGTACAGACGGTGTTAATAAAGACTTAGCAATGTCTTCTCTACAAATACAAGAGAATGACCATCAGCCTGAACTTGCAAGTACAGCTGATGACTTAACTAACATCATGTCATATCTAGTTAGTAAAAAACTTATTGCAAATACTGAAAAAGCTATTACGACTTACTTAGAAGAAAACACTTCTAATCTACACCATGGTACTTTTAAAAAAGTGGTATTTGCTACAGTTAGAAAAAACGGAGCATATCAAGATATTAGAACTTTTCCGTCAGATGATTTACCAGGTTTTATTGAAAAAAATAAAAAAGATGGTGAAGAACACCCATATGTTTGGGGTGGAAAACATGATGTTGAAAGAGATAAATTTGGTTGGACTGTATTAGAAGGATACGAATATGAGTATCTAACTAATGCATTAAGAAAATTAGATGAAACCGATAAAGGTTCATACTTCTTAATGCATACAAAAGCACCAACTGAAAAAAGAGGTCTTGATACAAGAAGAAAAGATATGAAAAAATCTTTACAACAACTTGAAAGAGGAATTGAAAAAGCTTACAAATATAAAGTTAAACATGGTCAATGGCCATGGAATATTGAGGCTTTTTTAGGTCAAGATGTGAAGAAAAAAGAAGATAGTTTTATATCTATATAAAAAATTTATTATGGGGGTTGTAATTTTTAAAACAATCCCCATATAAATAACTATGACAACGCCATAAGGGTTGTCATTTAAATTAAAATAAACTTTGCTTAATAAAGGAGGTTTGTATGACAAACAAAGCACTAAGTATATTCAATCAATTGAGACCAGTAACAGTTGGTTTCGATAATGTTTTCGACCATTTCGAGAGAATGTTTGAAGACGACTTTAGAGGACTTTCTGTCCCTAATTTTCCACCATATAACATTGTAAAGACAGGTAAAAATTCTTATGATGTTGAACTTGCATTAGCAGGTTATTCTAAAAAAGATATTGATGTATCTTTGGAAGATGGTGTATTAACTATTAAATCAGTAAAATCTGAGGAAGAAAAAGAAGTTGAAGACAATAATGGTGTATTACACCAAGGTATTGCAAAGCGATTCTTTTCAAAAGCCTTCACAATTGCTGATGATGTAGAAGTAAAAGGCGCTGAATTAAAAGACGGCCTATTAAAAGTGTCTATGGAAAGAGTTGTTCCAGAGCACAAAAAAGCAAGAACAATTGACATTAAATAATTGTTTTTTACTAGAGGCGTTCCAGCATTGACATTGGGACGCCTTTAGTGTATATTAAGATAATGCGGATATCGTATAAAAGTATTATGCGAGGTTACCAACTTCGAGAACTTGGGGCAGTACCAAGTATCCGCTCCAATTAAATTATGAGAGGAACTATATAATGAACTTAACAAGTGATACAGTTGCCATTCTGAAAAACTTTTCAGATATTAACCAAAACATTTTGGTGAAACCAGGCAACAAATTACAAACTATCTCTACTTTGAAAAACATCTTAGCAGAAGCTGATGTAACAGAGAAGTTTGACCAAGAGTTTGCTATCTATGATTTACCAGAGTTTTTAAGAGCAGTTGATTTATTTGATAAATCTGAACTGAGCTTTAATGGTGGTCAATCGTTAGCAATTAAAGACGCCAACGGAAAACAATCTATCAAATATTATTTTGCAGATAAATCGGTAGTTGTTGCACCTACAAAAATGATTAACATGCCAGATAAGTATGTTACATTTTCTTTGAAAAAAGATGTGTTTGAAAAACTTATGAAAGGTGTTACAACACTTAATTTACCAGACATTGCTGTTGAAGGTAATGGTAAAGAGATTAAGTTAGTGGCTACTGATAAAAAGACACCATCATCAAACGATTATTCTTTAGTTATCGGTGAAACAGATAAGACATTTAAGGCTTATTTTAAAACTGAAAACTTTAAAATGATTCGTGATGATTATGATGTTGCAATTTCTTCACAAAAAATCTCACACTTCATAAATAGAAATAAACCAATTCAATATTGGGTTGCTATCGAGCCAGATAGTGAATTTTAAATTATGAAACAAGTGAGGATTATATTATGTCAGAATACCTATGGGTCGAAAAGTATCGACCAAAAACGATTAGTGAATGTATATTAAGTGAAGACATTAAGAAAACATTTGCTGAATTTCTAAAACAAAAAGAAATACCTAATCTGTTATTATCTGGTACACAAGGTACCGGTAAGACCACAGTTGCTCGTGCTTTGTGTGAGGAACTTGGTGCAGATTATATCATTATCAACGGTTCAGATGAAGGCCGTCAGATTGATACATTAAGAAACAAGATTAAAAACTTTGCTTCAACTGTATCTTTAACTGAACAATCAAATCATAAAGTGGTAATTGTTGATGAAGCAGATTATATGAATGCCGAATCAGTACAGCCTGCTTTAAGAAACTTCATTGAAACATTTTACAAAAATTGTAGATTTATCTTTACTTGTAATTACAAGAACAAGATTTTACCTGCTCTTCACAGTAGATGTACCGTCATTGACTTTGCTATTAAGAACGGTCAAAAAGTAAAGACAGCACAGGCATTATTAAAAAGGCTAGGCAAAGTCCTTGATGATGAACAAGTTGAATATGATAACAAAGTATTAGCTGAACTGATACAAAAATACTATCCTGATTTCAGACGGACTATCAATGAACTACAAAGATATTCTGTTAGAGGTAAGATTGATAGTGGTATTTTGTTTAGTTTATCTGAGGCAAATACAAAAGAACTTGTCAAAGTCTTGAAAGAAAAAAGATTTAATGACATGCGTAAATGGGTTATTAACAATCTTGATAAAGAACCATCATCATTGTTTACCACTATTTACGAGTTGATGTATTCTGCTTTAGATTCATCTTCTATACCTCAATCAATATTAATCATTGCTGGTTATCAGTACAAGTCTGCTTTCGTGGCAGACCAAGAGATTAATATGGTTGCGTGTTTAACTGAAATCATGGCTAATTGTAAGTTTAAATAATGTACGAGTTAAAGGATTATTTAAAGGCTATCAATGAAACCAAAGAACCATTGTTAGACACAGAGGATATAATGTGGGAGAAAAAGTATCCTACATTTATTATTAACAGATGTTTGTCTATGTTCTATGATACAATTATGCATAGTAACGAGATGAATGGTTTACATTTTCTACCAAAGCGTATGCAATTTCACTATTTTATAAATAGTATCAGAAAGAAAAAGCGATTTGGTGGGAAGTGGCTTTCACAAAAGAAAGTCAAAGACCTTGAAGTAATAAAAGAGTATTATGGTTATAGTAATCAAAAGGCAAAAGAAGCTCTTAACCTACTTTCAGATGACCAGATTGATAAAATAAAAATTGGCCTGAAAAAAGGTGGGAGAAAAAGATGAGTGAAGTTACTATAAATTGGTCGCCAAGTGATATGTTAGAAGTCACTATTAAGCAACCAGACGATTTCTTAAAAGTCAGAGAGACATTGACTCGAATTGGTGTTGCTAGTAGAAAAGACAAAACACTATTTCAGAGTTGTCATATCTTACACAAACAAGGTAAATATTACATAACACATTTTAAAGAATTATTTGCTTTAGATGGTAAGAACTCTACCTTAACTGAGAATGATATTCAAAGAAGAAACACAATAGCATTATTACTACAAGACTGGAATTTAATTGATGTTGTTAATACAGCATTAGTAGAAAACAAAGCGCCGTTAAGTCAAATTAAAGTTTTACCATTTAAAGAGAAGAATGAGTGGAATTTAGTTGCTAAATATAATATAGGCAAAAAACCAGAAGATAGTGCAAATGCAGGTTCAACCGTTTAAAAATTACTTAGAAGAAGCTACAGGCAGTAAAAGATTTTTGCGTCTGCTCATTATTACAGATGAGCCAGATAATGCAAAAGAATTTCATACTGCTGATAGACTTCAAGAAGAATGTAAGAAGTTAAACTATCCGTTTTATCTATTTAAATTAACAGGTGGTTATACCACTTTTGAGGACGGTGTTCGTAGATTTCATAACAAAGACGACAAAAAAGGTTTTGAAGTTGGCGCTATGACCGTTGCTATTGTTCGTGGTTCTATTACACGAAAAGATAGTTGGATGGACTTTGTATCTATTTTAGAAAGAGCTAATGCAACATTAGTAAATCCTAGAACTACAATTAATATATGTGCAGACAAATATAGAACAGCATTAAGACTTGCTGATTATGGTTTGACACAACCTAAAACAAAACTAATTAACGACCCCGAAAAATCAAATGAACAAGTTGCAGACGCAGACATTAAATTTCCTTTGATTATGAAAACCTTACGAGGCAGTAAGGGTGTTGGTGTATTGTTTATTGATAGTGAAAAAGGTTTAGATTCTATAGTACAATTAGTTAATAAACAAGATGAAGACGCAGATTTATTAGTACAAGAATATATTAAAACAGACTATGATGTAAGAGCTCATGTATTAGGTGGTAAAGTATTAGCGTCTATGAAACGACCAGTTATTGAAGGAGATTTCAGGTCAAATGTTTCGCAAGGTTCAGAACCAGAAAATATCAAATTAACAGAATTAGAAATAGAAGAGACTTTAAAGGCTGCTAAAGCAGTTGGTGGTTATTGGACTGCTGTTGATTTTATACCTAGTAAAAATAGAGAAAAAGAACCACCTTATTTTCTTGAAGTAAACTCATCACCTGGTACTGAGGGTATTGAAAAGGCCTCAGGTATGAATATTGCAAAAGAAGTTATTACACATTTTGCAAATGAAGAAAACAGATATACTGTTCCGACAGAATGTGGTTTTAAAGAAATTTTAACTATCAAACCTTTTGGTGATTTAGTATCAAAATTTGATACGGGTAATTCAGGCATGCCAGTTATACATGCAGACAAATTTAAAATTAATGGTAACAAGATTACATGGACTTTATTAAATAAATCTATTACAAGTGATATTGTCCGTAAAGAAGAAATCTCTGTAGGTGGTTTAAGAGATTATGAAGAAACCAGATATGTGGTCAAACTTGATGTAAGTTTTGCTGGTGGCTTTTATAAAGATGTAGAATTTACCATAGATGATAGAGAAGATAGAACACCTATCTTACTTGATAGAGCATTTATGAAACGACTAAATGTTATGGTAAACCCACAAAGAAAATATGTGATAACAACTAAATATAGTTTAGATTAAGGAGAAAATATGAGTGAAGTGAAAGTGATAAGACTATCAACAGGTGAAGATGTAATTGCC